AAATAGCATAAGATGTGCCAGCTCCACCAATGTTTACAGCGTAACCACCAGTTCTGTTATCTAAATAAGTCTTTAATTTTAAAGGAGTAACGATTCTAGAATCATCTGTACCAGCTGTTAACTCAGCGTCAGTTGCAATTTCTGCAATACCTGTACGAGTTTCTGTAGCTGTACGAGAAGATAGACTTGCAGGAGTTACTGCTTTATTAGAATCTGTACCAGTTTGTGTCTCTGCATTTGTAGCAAGATATACAAGACCTAATACAGTTGTAGTAGCTTGATCTCTATTAACTTCTAACTGAATCCAGTCAGCAGCAGAAGATGTAGAAGCATTATTAACTTTAGCAACAACTACGTCACCAATATTAAATGCTACACCACCTGTAGTTCCTGCTACAGATACATACCAGTAATCACCAGCTTTTGTACCGGCAACTGGGCTTGATCCTACAGGAAATAAACCACTAGATGCGTCCCACGCTCCTTCTAAATTACCTAAACTACCTACGTTAGCATCAATATAAGTTTTGATTGCTGTAGATGTAGCAAGTGTAGTAGAGCTAGAGTTAGCCATATCTGTGATAATGGTAACCTCAGCTGGATTAGCAGTAGCTCCTGATACGTTACCAATTACTGTTAGATTAGCAACTTGTTGTAACTTATCAAAAGTTACAGCATTAGCGTTAATCTTTACAGTGGTAACTGCAGAGTTAGCTAACTTACCAGTAACAATACCAAGATCTTTAACTCTTAAACTATCAGAGTTAATCTCAATAGTAGCGTTATCTACGTTTACATCCAATGTAATTACATCTCCATTAGCAGATGTAGATGCTGTAAGACCAGCACCACCAAGAACGTCTTGGATATCTCCTGACATGTCTACCCATTGGGTACCATCCCAGAAGAACATTCTTAAAACTGAAGGAGTAGTGTCAAAATAGATTTGACCAACTACTGGGCTAGCGGGAGGGCCAACTTTATTGTGAACCGCTACGTTTAAAATCTGGTTTTGTGTGAGGTCCAGATTGGTTAAAAACTTTTTAGACATAGTATTTATATTATAATTAGTTCAAAAATGCTTTCCCACTGAATGGTGCAGAAAACTTTACTGTTAATGAATTAGAATTAATATGCTCTACTTCTCCAATTACTTCTTCATTACTAGAATCCACAATAGAAACAGATGGGTATTTATTTAAATTATGTGTAATGTTCCACGTGGAAGATGATACAGTTTGATTATGAATATGTGAGAACTTATAAGTGTCTTGTATAGAAAGGTTATCTCTATATGTCAGTGTTATAGTTCTGTTTTGATTATCAGCAGTAATATCAATAGCTACTACTGTTTTATTAAAAGCATCAGCTATTTGAGATATTTGATCTTGAGACACACTCATTTGGTCCCATTGATTACCATCCCAAGCATATAGTAGATGCAACGTTGTGTCATATACAACAAGACCTGCATCAGATGAATTATAACCAGAAGCTAATGCATTTCTTTCTGCAGTTGTTACAGGTTGTAACTTAGCATTAAGAATACTATTCTTGTTAAAATCATAGTCTACATATATCTTCTGTACTGCCATTATGATAAGTATGCTTTACCGGCTACTGCCTGATTAAAAGTTACTCTAACTGTATTGTTATCTAAATAATCCACAGCACCAACTATATCATTACCCAATAAGTCTTCTAATTTAACATTAGGTTTTAAACCCATACCGTGAACAATATTCCACACTGTTGCAGGAGTTTGTTGAGTAAACTCAAATGAACTATTATTATTGATGTTAATAGCCGGATTAAGATTAATTCTTGTAATACATCCACCTGTATTTACTTCAATAATGTTTTGATTATTTTGACCATAAGCAAAACCTACTCCTACTTGGTTAGGTGAATTTGGTGTACCACCTCTTAAATAACCAGCACCCCATAAATCTAAGCTTTGGTCAAATTGTACAGAAGTATCATTTCTATAACTAATGGGTAACCATGTAGTATAGTTAATGTTAGATTTGCATAATGCATCTTCATCTTCCAAATCTTGCCAATCAACAATATGCTTTCTCATAAAAGCTAAATCTTCACTAACACTTGGTTTACAAGCAGTAATACCATAACGAAGCTTACGATAAGTTTTATTAACTACATCAGCAAACTCTTTATAGTATTTTTCTTTTTTAGGAAGTAGCGTTCTCATTTTGTCCTAGACTATTTTGATTAATAATGTTTTGAGCTTTAATAAGTAAAAGCTCTTGTTCATACTTTACAGAACAACTAGTGCAAACTCGTTTACCGTCTGATGCTATTCTGTCTTGACAGCTACATGTAATTGCAGCTCCACAATTGTTACATATTCTCATATTTGTTTGGTTTTTGTTATAATACTAGCACGCACACTCTGTAGCGTACCTATTTAATCTTTTTTGTGCATAGATTAAAAGTTCCATTCCAGCTTGAGGTTCATGTCCATATTCCACTTTTGCTTTAGCTGCATCAATAAAACTTTTAATTAATCTAAGCTCTTCTAGTTTTTCTTTTATATCAGCACCTGGTTCACAACCAGACATTTCTAGATCACAAAGTAAGTTAAAATATTTATTAGTTGTTTGTGTTGTGCGTAAATGATTATATTCTACAAAAACATTTGTATTAGGACTAACAGAATAGTTAATAACATAAATACCATCAGGAAGAGGTTGAGAAGCATCTTGACAACTTGTACGTTGTAAACCTAAACTGCAGGCATTTAATACAATGTTAAAACCTTTCAGAATTTCTATAGCTACAGGTAGATTAAAACCTGGAGATGTAATCCTAAGAGTACCACAGTCTACAGCAAGATCTGGTGCGTATAAACTAGTATCAAATAGACGTAAAACCTTGATATTATTGGTATCAGGAAGCTCTAAACTTAGCTGATGTTTGCTTGCCATTGTTATAAACTTTAAATATTTAATAAACTTGAGAGTACAAGTTCTCAATAATAATATACCCATTTTTTCTGACTTCTCCAAAACAAAAAAGGGAGGGACCTAAGTCCGCTCCCTTTATGTTTAGATATTCAGATATCCTTATACAGTCTCAAGAGAAACTGCATTACCAGCCGCACTTGCACTAGATACAATGAAGTTAGTAATTGAAGTGGTTGCAGTACCAGTTGGTACGTGAACTACGATCAAATACTGATCATTGTCAAATGTACTAGTTGGGTTGTTAAAACGTGGTACGTTGTGTAAGATCAATACTTGATCGTACAAAGCAGCACGGTTAACAGTTGCCAAAGCTGGGTCAGCTTCAATCTCACGCATACGTAAGCTATCTACACGAGAGCTATCAGGATATGCATTTTGTAAGTAACGACCATCTAAGATCAACTCACGAAGTACAGTCTCACCAAGACCAGATACTTGTACAGGAGTCTGAGACTCAGATACAGTAAGACACTCTACTTTACATGGCTCACCAGACTCGTCAACTACAGAAGCGTAGATGAACAATGGTTCAAGACCATAAAAATCAGTAGGAGTGAAAGTACAGTTACCAAAAGTTGTGTCTACATAAGCAGCAATAATGTCCATGTGGCTATTTACAGCAGCTAAGCTAGAAGTAGCAGGAACATAAGTTGCAGATACAGCAGGATCAAAGATAGCTGCGTTAACGTTTGTAGAAGAAGTAGCAGCTTTGCTAAGAACTACGTTAGCGTTACCAGAAGAAGCTGAATCAGCAGCACCTACAGATACAATAACTGTATTAGCAGGAATACCAGCAGCTACCACCTTGTCACCAACTGTAAACTTAGTACGGTCAGCATTAGCTACAACAATTGTTGCAGAAGCAGCAGTTGGATCAATAGCTACGCTAGCGTGAGCTTCAACCCATACTTTAGCTTGTACAAACTCTTTTACTAAAGGCTCTTCGTTAATCTGATCTGCCCATTTCAACAACGCTACAGTGTGATCAATAGCAGCATTGTTTGCATCACAACATCCTGTGTATGCATCCAATGTTTGATACAACTGGTGGTTTAAGAAACGGAGAGCAGGAGAACCTTTAACGTCAAGACGTAGACGGATAGTGCTATCACAAGCAAGACCTGCACAAGCATTAGCTTCTACTTTGATGATTTGGTTTACAGCAGCCTTAGCAGAAACTTTGATCAAACGGCTGATGTACTTAGGGTTAATTACTTTAGACTTAACTGACTCTTTGTAGCCACCGTGAACGGGACCAATTTTGTCAGCAGCAAAGTAACTACCTTGAGCTAAAATAAAAGGAGCAGCTTGAGCAGTAACTGCAGCATACGTCTTGGCATCAAAGAAACCAATCTGTCCAGCAGTTAAAGCAGCAGTTGATCCAGAGCTAGCAAGTGTAGTGCTAGCAGGCAAGAAAGACTTGCGGAATGCATTTGGAAAATACATAGGGCTTTAAATTTAAGGGTTATAAATAAATAAAAACAAAATTTTAACTTAAAAACATTAATTTATACTTGGTTGAAGCTATCAAACTCTTCACCTCATCAAGTTGGTTTGTAACTTCTGAAAAAGGCATAAGCTTTTGTAGCTCGTTTACTTCTGTATATAATTCTTTCATATGACTAAGAGCTTCTTGTACAGATCCACACTTATAAGGTGTCACTGTAGGATACTCTAACAACTTCTCACGAGCACCTTGATACTGTTCAGCTACAGAGTCAATTAGTCCTGGTAGACCTTCATAAAACTCACCAAGAGCTTTATGTACTGATAAAGAACCAGGTCCTGTAATTTTCAGATGTAACTGATGCATACTTACAGTGAGAGCTTGTGCGTGAGCAATCATAGCTGCTGTTTCCATACATGGTCCCATTGGGCCGGGTCTTTGTAACTTCTGCATCATTAACTATTTCTTTGTGCGTTCTGTAGATCTCTCTGGTACTGATTTAAACTTTCTATATCACCTGCTAAAATAGCTGCAGCTTCGTCTACTAATATTTCACAAATGTCATCTTTCAATTCACATTCTACATTTGTAGTAAATGTCTGTCCAGTTGTAATATTGATACAACCTTGAATCTGAATATCTTTTGGTTTTCTGTAATAAACCAATCTTGGTTCCACTACACTAAACTTACCATTTGTGTATATTCTCACCTTGTCTCCTAAAATAGTACAGAAAGTTTCTGCCCATTCAAAAGACGGTGACTTAAAACTATCACCTAACAACATATCTACGTTTGCTTCTTCAGCTTGATAAATACTTGAAAAGGTTCTTGCTGGACAACAATCTGTCTTAGCTTTAGCACTAATTCTTACAAAGTGTAAATAATTAGCTGGTATTGTACTAGTCTCAAAGTATAAGTTGAATTCATTACCTTTTAAATCTACTTCATTAAGAAGAATTTGCAGGTCATCAACAACAGTAACACTTTGTTCAGAAGACTCTCTTAACGCATTAAGACCATGGAGACGTCTACGTACCCATTCCAACTGAGCTTTATTAAATGCTTCTTGGATCATCCAACATTCAATGTTGTCATAATCAAAGCTAGCTAGTTTATTTAGCCTTTGTTTTATCTTAATTTGTAAAAGATTGTTGTTCATATACTATTTTACTGATTCCAGTACTTTTCTACTTTCTTAGTCAAATCTACCAAGATCTCTTCATTCAAAGGATTCTTAAGATATTCTACAATATCAGCTGGAGTTCTACCTAACATTGTGCTAGTTTGCATATGATAAATAAATCCGTCAGCTTTAGTAGCAATAAACTTAAAGTAATTACTATCTTTTACAATTGCTCTAATCTTTAATGTTTCCATATCTAGATTAGCAGCATCTAAGAATCTTTGTGCAGTTTTACGCTTATCCTTCTCTACAAGATCACCGTTAATAAATTTGTCCATGTTATCATAAACAACGTCATTAGGTGTTGACTTCTTGTACTGAGCACTGTTAGGATCTAGCACTTTAGCTACATAAAGTAACTTATTCTGGTTCTTGTCAAATAACTTCTGAAGTTCTGCAAGAGCTTTGTTACGAAGCTTCTTAACCTCAGTTTGTATAGATGCAGTTTCTTCTAGTTTATCTAGGTAGAACTTAGGAGGAACTGGCATTCTGCGTGCTTCTTCTAAGCTTTTAGCTACGATTGAAAAACCTCCTGCTTCAATAGCATACAATCTAATTAGATCATATGGGTCTTTATCAGGTTCAAGATAAAGAGGTTCGTTACCACATCTCACTTTAATTCTATCCCAGAAATCGTTATTATCTGGTTTAAGTAATTTTAACTTGTTCCAAAACTGCTCATCTGTAGGATCTACTACGTTTGATGCTAGTTCTTTTTCAAGTTGAGCTACGACTGCACGAATCTGCTTAATCTTAGCTTCTTGTTCATCCATTGGTAGATCTTTAATCTCAGGAGCATACTCGTTTAAACCTGTAAGGTATCTTTTGATACCATTAATTTCTAAACAAGCTATTGGTTCCTCGTGGAACGCTCCGTCAAAAAGACTTAGTCCATATTTCTGTAAACCCATGTTATCTACAACAGGATCAAAGAATGGACGGATAGCAATACTTGAACGTTTGTTCTGTGGATACTTCTCCACCATTGTCAAATTACTCATGTTTGGTTTGTTTGGTTTTTACTATAACGGGTTACAACATGTAACCTTTTATATTTTGAACCTATTAGGAGTTGCAAGCTCCCCATGTGATCATCATGGTATGCGTACAATAGGTGGCCTGCAGATACTATCTACAGGGAGGGTTGTTGTATCCTTAGCAGGGGATTTTAACCCCCTGCTTTAGATACTATTTTTTAGAATGATCCGCCAGTAACTGGGTTTCTCATAACAATCTTCAACACCTTGGTTGGGTCTTTAACCCAGATAGCAGGCATTGTTTGTGTCATGAATACACGGTAACCGTTGAAGTTTCCAGAAGACTGGAAGCCTTGTGTACGACCCATGTAGTCCATTGTACCGTTTTGGTAGAACCACTTCAATTGATTATCCCAAGATAACTTCAACAAGAAGATGTTGTCGTTAGTGTTCTCTGTGATATCAAAGATAATAAAATTATAAGAACTTAGAGGGAAACCATCAATAATTGGATTCTCAATGTCATTAGTGTGGATGTTATCAAACGCTGGGTTCAATACAAACTTAACGTTAGCCAAGAACGGAATAACGTATTGAGTGTATGCAAAACCAAAGTTTAGATCCATACCTTTACCAGTGATAGCTCCTACCTCTGATGCATTAATTACCAAGCCAGAGTTGATAGCTTCTTTCTTAATAGCTTCGTTAACAAGTTTCATACCACCCAAACCAGTCTGAACGATCAACTGACGCTTAGGATCTGGTCCTTGGAACTCAACCTTACCGTTAAAGAAGTTAAAGATTTCAGATTTAAACAAATCTAGGTTAAATGAACCTTTGTTGTAGATACGCTTGAAAGAGTTATCTAACTGCTTCCAAAGACCTACAGAAAGACGGATGTCATCTGGACCATCTTGCTTAACCTTACCACCTTGACCCCACATTAGGTAAGTCTCAATGTCGTTAGCAATCTTAGTCAAATGAGCAGCTTCTAAAGAAGTCAAGAATGTACGAGTCAACTGACCAGACTGGTAAGCTTTCTTTACATAATCTTTACCCATTTTAGACGCCATGTCTTCTAGGTTAGAAACAGAAGGATCTACACTCTTGTCAAAGTTTCTCCAAAGTTCAACTACAGGAACTGTACCGTCTGCTTTCATACCACCTTTCATCATCAAGTCAGCACGAGAGCTAACAGAATAATGAACGTGAGCTTCAGCACCACCTACATAGTTGTAGAATTCACGGAAACCTGCGTTAACGTTACCGATGTCAGAGAATCTTTCACCGTATTCACCACGAGCAGAACCTTTACGGAACACTTTAGTACCAACTTTAAGATACTTGTTATCCAAGAACTTAGCGTTGTCATTGTTCACCAACTGAACTGTGTAGATGAAACCATCACCTGCTGGGATGATATCGTCAGCAGTAATGTACATTTCAACACCGTTGTATTTGTCATAAGTGATGATATCACCATGTCCAAAAGAACGCTTGTTTACTTTGATTTTGAATGCTTGACCATCAATACCTTTAGTGGCATTAGCTGATTCTACATCCTCTGTAATGTATGGAAGATCCTGAGTTACCGGAATCTGCCATTTGTACTCACCACGATTGTTATCTACAGAGATAACATTCTTACCACCGAAGCTAGACATCTGGTACAAAGGCATTTCTACTTTTTGTGCCATAGCCCATAAGTCTACAGGACCTAAGTCTGTAGGCTCAGCTGACTTCAGTAAGTTTGATAGGTGATACGAGTCTACGTGTGAACTAGTTTGATAACTGGTATCACGTAGAAATATACCATTGTTCAAAACTGGAGTTGCCATAAGGCTTTAAAATTTAAGGGTTAATAAATTATTTAAGGGTTAATATCATCTTTTAAATATGTTAGCAGGTCTAACTAACTTTCTAGATCTTGGTTCATCATCATCTTGATAAGTAGATGTGTTCTTTCTAGATTGTTCAGTTTTTAACTGTCTAACTGTTTGCTCAACTGCTTGATTCTTACCCTGTTTAGTCAACGTTTGACGGTATTCTTCAGGATTAGATAACAACCAAAGAGCTTCTGCAATCAATGGATAGTTTGGTTCTACAAACTGGTACTTCTCTAAAAGGTGTCCTAACAAGTTAGTTGGACGTCCACTGATAGATGGGTACTGAGGTTGAACTAAACCGCTATATAATTGAGCTTGTGTCTTCTTATCTAGCTTTAATCCGTTAATCTCAGCAGGTCTAAGAGCTTCAAATACATTCTGCATGTATGCTTCAGCAGCTTGTTCCTGTTGTACTTTTCTAGCTTCTTGTTCAGCAATCTGACTCTGTACAATTTCTTCTTGCATAGAATCAAGCTTCGGCTTGAACTGTTTAGCTTTCTTTTCTAACACACCTAGATCTTTCCAGGTAGTTAATTCTTCTTCAATTTCTTCTTCATTACCGAAGTTGGTAGCTTGTAAGTATGATCTTACAATACCTTCTTGATCATTCTCATCTCTAGGATCTAAAGCCCTCACTTGCTCTACTTGAGCTAAAGCTTGGAATAAACCTCTAAGATCTTGACCACCGTCCATTACATACTTTGCAGCATATTGTAACTCATCCGGTAATGCTTCAAAGAACTCTTTTGGAGTTTTAGCTGCCACCTCAGACTTCATGTTGTCTACGTTGGCTTGCCACAACTCTTCTATATCTTTCTCTCCAAGTGTACTTAAGTACTCATCTAGAGATTGTTTACTTTCGTCATAGTCATCAAAGGCAAACATTTCCTTTGACTCTATACGTTTTTTAAGAAACTCTACTAATCCAGACTTTTCTGTCTTAGGTCTTCCTCCTTTTCCTTTAGATGTAAAGTCTTCATCAGAATCATCACTATCTAAACTGTTAAGAAGATTATCTGTTTCTTCTTTACTAACGGTCTTTGTTCCACGTGGAACGTCATCACCGTCTTTTCCTTCATCTGTGGAATCATCTTCATCTTCTTCATCTAGAAAATTTAGATCCACTTTTCCTTGACTAAAGATGTTAGGTTTAGGACTTTCTTTTTTCCCATCAACTGGAGTAACAATACTCTCAGCTCCTGGGGCTCCTAACCAACTATCAATGTCAAGATCTACTTGCTGCACAGATGTCTGCACATTGGTTTGATTATCAGTCATGTTTTGTTTGGTTTTATGTGTATCTCTACATTAAAAATATACAACTTTAAATCTTATAAATTTACTTATTTTAAAATATTTGTATCTAAGGTGTGGATAATAGAGCTATAATTATTTCTTCCCTCCCCGAACATCATATTTATTTTTGTTTTCTCTAGCAATTTGAAGTTGTTTATCTGCTATTTCTTTCTGAGCTTGTATCTTTTCACGATCAATATTCATCTTTTGCTGATTAGCACCGTTCTTATTAATCTCTTGTTCACGTTTAAAGTTCATGGTGTCTTGATAGTTATCCTGCTTTTGGATGTTAGCCATAGCATCTTGATAATCAGACATCTGGTTTTGATTAATATCTGCACTAGCTCCATAACCAGCAGCTCTAATTTCTGCCACTGTAAGCTGAGTTTGTCTATCAAGATCAGCTTGCTCAGCTCTAAACTGAAGATCCATCTGCTTCTGACGCTCTTGACTCTCAAGCATTTCTTGCTGCATCTGCTGCTGTTGTTGCATCTCAGCTTGTTTCTGAGCATTAGTCTTTTCTTCAGCCGATTTAAGTACACTTGTAAGTTCTGCAATAGACTCAGACTTAATCACATTACCTAAATCATAGATAGATGCACCCATAGTATTATTACTGATAGCTAATTGTTTTAGCTGTTCCATAATAGCACGAGAGTTAGTCTTAGTTGTACAGAAAATATTTAGATCACGCATTAAAAAATCTGTGCCATTCATCTCAAAGTTAATCTTCTCATCTGCACCAGTAATATACTGTAAACGAATATTAGGTTTAGTAGCATGGTAGTATTGAGCCAAATCAGTTCTCATTTGGTGAACTCTTGGCATCAAGTTATCTGAGTGTTGAATAAAATACTGCTCTGTCTGTGCATAAGAAGCGTTCATAGCTTGCTCTACACCAGTAGCAGTTTGCTGAGCAATAGTCTGACCCATACGTTGTGGGTTAAGACCAATAGTCTCAAACGCTTGGTTCTTAAAGTAGCCAGCTAAGTTAACTCTAGATAGTAAACGATTAGTTTGTTCTAGGTTTAACACTTGATAATGTTGGAAGTTAAGAGCATTCTCAGTGTTAGTAATACTTGTATCAAGCGGTAACATCTGGAAGTTTTTCATAGCCACATAGGCTTTAGCCAGATTATTTTTACCCCAGTCTTCTCCCATAGAGTGACGTGGCAAAGAGTTCTGGTCTAACATAATAACCGTACCCAGTTCATCAACCAAGATGTCTGCAATTTGGTTATTTACAATGTTATAGCCTATCTGGTATGGCTTCATAAGATCTACTAGTGAAATACTGCGAGTGTTTCTATCACCAAATACAGCACCTTCCACTGGTAACTTACAACCATAGAGTGTAGTGTCTCCTTTAAACTGGAATGGAATACGTCCTGGTTTACCTCCGTTAAGACCAAGATAAACAGGATTAATACCTCCTGGATTATTCATACCCCAAAAAGCAGGTCTGTTTGGTCCAATCTTAATACCACCCCAGGTTTCGTTAATCCATATCCAATCAATATGTTCACCAAAGATTAAGTTGTCTTTGGTCTTATCTTTATAAATTGTAGTGTTATACATTGGTTTATCTGTAACCTTATAGTCTTCAGATATAACCTCTTGTATAGTTTCTCCCTCTTCTGTAATCTTAGTTAAGTGACCCACCTTACGCTGTGACTTCCAATAGATTGTAGATACACGTAGTAAGTGACCTTTACCAAAGTCTACAGTGTCTTCAGAATCTGATAATATCCACTCTACAATATCACCTGTACCAAACTTAGTGTCATATAAAGAAGTAAATTGTCTATATGCAAGACTTGGCATCTGAGTATTCCACTCATGAGATCTTGTAGGATCGTAATATGTACCGTCATTCTGGTATCCTTGTACAGCGTAACCGGCAGAACGAACTGGATAGATGGCTTCTAAAGCCTCCAATTGTTCTTGGTTCATCATCCATCCATACTTGTCAATAACGTCTGATACAGACATCATATCCATCTTTCCTACCCAGTTTCCTTGAGAGATGTAACGGATATCTGGAGACTTATGATAGAATGTAAGAAGAGGGTTCCAAAGTTCTAGCTCATAATCATCTTCTTTCATGTTAAAATGCCAGAACTCACGGTCTGTAATAAGCATATCTCTAAATGCACGCTCTTCAAGCTCTTGCATTTTAAAACGTTCTTCATCTACAGCCATTTGGTGGGTAGCCCACTCTTCAATCATAGAACGGTAGTCCTTCTTAAAAAAAGATTCAATCTCAGGTAGAGTTTTAAGAGTCTCTGGAGCCATAGCTTGCTGAGCTTCTTCTGATTGAAAGTCAACACCTTGCTCCATCATTTGAGTCATCATCTTCATTTGAGCTTGTTGAACCAATACGTCCTCTACCATTTGACGCTTAGCTTCTAACATTTCGTTGTATGAAATGTCATCAACAGCTCTAAACATAATTCTAGAACTACGTTTAGAAAATTCATTACACAATACATTCACTACATTAGGAATGATTGGGTAAAACTTAAGTTCTAAAGCTGATTCGTCCTCTTTTGTAAGAGTATCAATCAAATCAGCCATCTCATTATCTTCTTCTACAATGTAATCAGTCTTATCAATAATACCCTTAGCTAGCTTGTAGTTCTTCATAAGTCTACGAGCATTACGTCTAAGTTGCTTCATGCCCTGAAACTCTAACCAATCTAGGTTCCAAGCTCTCCATTCCTCATCTTTCTCTTTCTCAGGTAAAAACTGGATAGGTTGGGTAAGTGTACCCATCTTGTTATAATCCGCTTTCTTACCAGCTTTTAGGTCTAGAGCATTGTATATTTGCATGATATTTAATTATTTAAGTCTGCTGATTCCTCAGCGGTATTATTAATAGTAGAGCTGCCTGACATAGAAATAAAAGAAGGTGGTGTAACGTAGGTGGTGCTAGTACTAGTGCCTGTACTCCAAGTTCCAAGTGGAGGATAGCTTCCAACTGTTAAGGTGCCATATCCACTTGTTCCAACAGATATAGACTTTTCTTCTTTATCTTCTTCCTTTAAAAGCAGTAGTGCCTCTTCCAAAGTGAGAGAGGTTTCCTTAATTAGTCTAGAAAGAATAGCAACCTTCTGTACGTGAAGGCTTTCTGAATTGTTTTCCATATGTTATCTCATATTTTTAAAAGCGTTTCTAGGGGGACGATTGTTACCAGAATTAGCTTTAGAACCACCAATATGTCTAAAGGGGCTCCAATTTAATTTACTAAATTTCTGGGAGTTATCCAAGTTTTCTTTTGTAACTTCTACACGTTTAGACACTCCACGGTTAGATTGTTGCACCTTTGCAAAGGCTATAAGAGCACAAAAAGTTACAAGTCTATCCACGTTTAGTCCATCTCTGTAAGCCTGCATCTCTTTAAGTAACATAATATCTGGTATGCGTTCTACACCATAAATGGTTTTTACTATCTCACCATCTGGTTTGGTCTCATGATCTATCTCTTCTTTAAGATATTCTATACCATATGAAAGCACTGTTCCTTTAAAAAGTGTACCAACGTTCTTCCAACCATACTCTTGGAACACGTTACGGTTGGCACCAATATCTTTTAGGAACAAGATCATGTCTTTTGGTACTAAGTAACGCTGCTTCTTCTTGGATATCATATACTGTATAAACAAAGCTACGTTATTTTCCACTACCGTCCATGCGTTATACCACTCTATGAGAATCTCAAGACGCTCATGAGTTTTGTTAAGATCATCAAAACGTCCACACCATGAAGCTACGATACCATCACGTTCTAAAGTGCTAGTTACCTTTCCATTACCGTCATCCTTAATAACTTCTACAGGATTCTTATACACGTATATAGAACATAATGATTCTGATGTAGTAGTCTTTCCTTCACCAACTGGATCCACAGAAGCATAGTACATCCCAAATGGTGGATTCTTAGCTGGACGTTCATAAATACAGATCACTCCCTCTTTGTCTTCTGTCTTCTTAGATATTGGAAAATCCATAATAGGAATTTTTCTAGACGGTTTGTCTACAATCTTTCCTTCTGCATCTCTAGATAATTCCAAATATTCTACTGAATACTCTTTATCCTGAATACGTTGCATTTGTTTAGCTACCAAGTGTGGAGGGAACACACTCACCTTACGGGTAGCAAAAGCTTCTTCAATATTACGTGGTTGCTGAGAAACTGTCAATTGATAAGCTGCCGGATCTAGCTCTTTTTTCATTCTAGTAAACTCTGTCTCCAAAGCTTCTAGAGCTTCTTCTACCTTAGAGTTGCCGTATTGGTCAATATAAGGGGGCATAGACCACTGTTCAGGAATAAATAGACCTGTAACACCAATTGTTCCTTCCTTGTCTATAAGGGTCGATTCTACCCCATAAAAGCCATTCTCTTCTGGATGTAGGATGTATTCCTTCATTGGTTCACACTGATCAAGATCACCGACTGATCCAGCAGCTATAAACTGACCTGTAATGATATGACCAGATTTTAAGGCAGGTTTCATGAAACCATAAGTATCATCCATCTTAGGAGCAATACCTGCTTCCTCGTGAAAAAAATACGTTACAGGTCCACCGACACCATGTGTAGGATCTTTCTCAAATGAGTAGAGATTGATCGTAGATTTCAAACCTTTATAACTATCACGACCACCTATTCTCACTTTAATCTGTTGGTTCCACGCCCCCACCTTATCTGGTTCTGCCGGTCTATACCAAGCAGTGTGTTCATTAAGAAAGTTACGGTATTCATTAAGAAACTTCCATGATCCTTTCTCGTTAATATAGTCTTTTAAACTTGCTCCAATCTTTAATACAGCACCAGGTTCAAATACCCACTGGTTAATTAGTTTAGCCATATGGAAATAAGAGGAGGCTATCTGACGTTTCTTTAGAATAATAGCATGCTTCCAATGCAGCTCAGCTAGATGTTCATATAGAGCCATATGATACTGAGCGTCCCTTATCTTAGCAAAGTCAAACCTCTTTTCTTCTTTATCGTAGATTGGTAAAAAGTTTAACCACATGTAGTAGTCTCTACTAACATACCATTTATGTTCACCGTCTTTTACAATAATACCGTTACGACATTTATTTTTCTGATCATCCCAATATGCAATAAAATCTTTGGTTTTTACAGGAGCTGCACAATAAAATCCTTGTTTCTGAAACTTGCGTCCTTCTTCATTAAAGATCTTACTAGTCTCATTAAACTCATACTTACCTGGTTCTTTAAAAATAGATAATAAGAAATCCCTAAATTCTTCTCTTGTATAGAATGTAGTTACACCCCATACACCATTCTCATATGTAGGTACTTCTTTAAACATTATTTCTGTTCGTCAGTATTGGTGAATTTATGTACAGCATCAATATCACCCTTAGCTCTATGCAATAAATACAAGAGTGTGTTAATTTCTTTGCTACGTAATATACCTTTTATTTCATAATTACTCCAATAAGCATTGTATAAGTTTCTTGGAATAGCATTCCATAGCTCAGTGTATGGATTAAAATGAAATATCCAATCATGCATGAATTCATGTTTTACATCTGGTACAGCTGCAAACTCTTTGATTTCATAATCTGTGTAAACTTCTTGTGACATAGTTTTAATGTTTAAATGTTTTAGGAAAGCAGAAGATGGGTGCGTGGACATCTGCTTTTACAACTGGCATTTCTAACCGATCACGTACAACCTTTTACAGCTTTGTAAGTACGCCATTCCAGTTAACCTAATATGCTGTAGAGGATGGAGTCGAACCACCAAGTGGACTTTAGGAACAGAACAGTGTGCTAGCTTGTGGTCAACCCGTTATTCTGTCTTTATCAGTTAGCTCCACACCCCCGAGACAGGAGGGCACGTTTGCCAATTTCGTCACTCTACAATTTATCTATTGATCATAAGCTAGATTCTGACCTCCTCTAACTTGTGATTGTTGCTCATCTTGTAAATCTCTATATGTAGCTTTAAAAGATTGTCTAATTTGATCAAACTTAGCAGCAGCATTTATAAGTGCTGTAATGTTACCATCTCTACCATGTTCAATCTCTGTGGTCTCCATGTATTTACCAAGTCTCTCCACCATGCTTTTCATACCCATGTAGGCACGATAAGTTGGTGTCTGATATAACTTCTCACAAAACTTAATTGCGTTGCTTATAACCTCATCATCTGTAGAAAAATCAGCATCTACCTCTGCAAGTATAAGTTCTTCTTTGTCTGCTTCTGGTACATCAAAGAATGGATTAAGATCTGGGTTAGGACATGTCATATAAAACACATATGCATACACCTTCATATAATCTAATGGGTATTCTAACATGATGTCACTTAATGACTTCAATGTGTGACAATGTTCACTTGGAACCACCTGTCCGTTCTGTATATCAAATAATCTAATCATTTTGTTCTTTTATATCGTAGTAGTAAGAATCACTATCTTCACTCACCCATCTGTCAGACATTGTTTCTACACTTGGCAACACTCTATCCACCTTTATTTCTTTTAGATCCATTGGAAAAGGTTTAGTTACCCAGTTAGAGTCCTTCCAGAATATTCTATTGTTTGGTTGGCACAGTAGATAACCATCATCAGCTACTAATATATGCCCACATTTGTAATCACTTGGTTCATCAGAATATGCATTGTTGTACCAATCCACTGTAAATAGATAAGTGGCCCACACCTTAGAACCATCCTTTAGAACCACTTGACATCTTCTTTCATATAAATACGTATATGTGATCACTGAAACATTCTCACTAAAACAGTCCCAAAGTTGTTTAAAATGAAATGGAATATCTTTAGTTGGTTCTGATAAAAATATCTCACTAAGTGGCACTCTACTTCTCATCATCCCGTAATCAGTCATAATATGGAATGTAAGAATCTTTCCAGCTACAGATTGAATACCAAATAAGTAAGCTTCATGAAACTTATCATGATCTTCTGGCTTATGAGTGAAGTGTGATAGTCTCACTAGACACTTCATATTGTCAATATTGTGGTTTAATACCATTAATGCTTTGGTTTTAATTTGCTTCTGTTATCTTCTAACCAATGTATTAAAGCAATAGCTTCTGATTTTAAATATGGAAGATCGTAAGGAATAATATCTTTTACAATAGGATCTCCATTTGAGTCTAAAGCAGTGATAGGATTACCAAATTTATCTGACCCAACTTGCTCAAACGTAATATGATGTATAGTGAGTGTACCTGGCTTAAGTCTTGGATTATGCTTAAGAATAATAAACAAATACATACTTAACTGTAATGCATAGTGCATCAAGTTACAATCATCTAAATGTGATATAGGTGCTGACATCTTCTGTACCTTACCATCCCAACTAGTGTATGCTTCTGTCTTAATTTCTTTGTTAGTCTTGTAGTCTGTGATATGAACTTCTCCATTAATCACTTCTACTAAATCAGACTGACCACATATACCTGCACTCTTTAAATATACTAAATGTTCTGGATATACACCGTCTGTAAGTTTTTGAGAAGGTGAATATTTAATTCCATCCTTTTCTATAGGAGTGATTACGGGAATAGTTTTACCATGTCTTTCCATTGTAGAAAACTCACAGATGTCTGTTTCTCTACAATTGTGATACCATGTTCCTAATGTTGTTGCACGTAAAGCTTCATTAGACCAAGCTTGCTTAATTTCTTCTGGTGTCATACCATACCACTTACTCTTCTTAGACTTAGAAGATTTCTCAGCAATTGTATCTGCGTCAAATGGTTGTTTAAAATTAGAAATGAAGCTTGTAACAGACAACCAGTCTGTTGTATCCTTTGCATCTATACTTGTGTATTTGTGGTCTTGTGGGGTGAATCTCAAAATGCTCATATGTTTATTGTTTATATTCCTAACTTCTGATTAATCATATCTTCTTCTTCCTGTGTCACTTCAGCTTTCCAATGACCCATAGGACATTCTGAAGATAATGATCTGGTTTTAAAACCTAAGCTGCATCCACATCCATCTAGCTGCATATTACAACATGGACCTGTGCCAGCCACCATACATCCTTCATTCTGCATAGTGTAAAGTGCACAATCTTTACAAATCTGCATTCTGTGTTGTGCAATCTCTTCTACATCTTCTTTCTTGAATATAGAATTAGTCACTCCCTCCAGGATCTGACCCTTGCTTTTCCACAGTTTTATTATATTCTCTTTTAGACTCATTAGTTTTAGTTTTGTGAAGTTTGATAAAATCCTTTCTTTGCTTTTCTTCATCCATTAGTTTCTTAACAGCCTTTAGATCAAACAAAGTTTCCACCGTTTTGAATCTAGCAGTCATCTGCTGTAGACCCTTCTGCCGGTTGGTTTCTTCAAACTTCTCCAGCATTTCTATCTTACTGTCTATCTTCCAATGCTTGATAGTAAAGTCACCTAAATTAGTGACATGTATTCTAGCATGTTTTAGACTAGCTAAACTTTTTCTAATCTCTTGCCAATAAAACTCTGTTATCTCCTTTACAAGATGTTCACTAACTTCTAGCTCTTTAGCAACTTCAGGAATTAGCTCTTTAGGTTTTTTAGGCTTCAACGCACAAGAATTTAAAGTCTAATAAAATATTACCACTGGCATAAACTTTTATGCCAGGGTTAATACTTATCTTTTTCTTATTCTTACCTTCCTTTACAATAAGGGATTTCTTTTCAGCTTTTGTCAGACAATTACGTACCGACTGTGTACTAGAAAATATGTCCTTATCACTAGCTTTGTTACAAAAAGATGTAAGCTCTTGTTCACCTTCTATAGCTAGCAATGTTAGGCAGTTCAAATCTGCATCACTCACTGGTATTTTATACAAATAGCAATGCGTAATCAGCTGGTACTTTACTATGTCCCAGGTTGTCATCCGTACACGCTTATCTACTTGGTTTACTATAGCCATTACTACTTCTTTTTTAACTTTTTAACGGGAGCTTCTTGAGGCTCTTGTGCCGGAATCATAATATCGTCACCCACTTGTACGCCAGCTTCTACTAACTCTGGGTTAAGATCTAAGTCTTCCTGTGTAATAGTGTGAGGAACACCCTGTGGTTGTTCACTTCTCTGTCCAGCCTGTGGAGGGTTGGTCATCTGTGAAATAAAAGCTAAGGCTTTTAACTCATCTGCTTTAGCTACAGCTAAATTGGTGTTAAGTTCTTGCAATTCTAACTGCACTTTCTTAACCTCAATCTGCTCTTTAAAGAAAGCAATTAGCTCTTCTTTAGTAGGAACGTTTTGTTCTTGTTGCTCGTTTACTGTTTGCTCTGACATTTTGTTTGGTTTTTAAATAGTTAAAATTCTAAATCATCATTATCCTTTTTCTTCCTAGGAAGATCGTGGTCTGTGTTGTAATTTACAAATATCTCATGAAACTCCTCATAAGGTGTGTCTATAATATATGTATCCCCCTGCTCTGTAAAAATAGTGGTGCAGCCATTAACTAAAGCTTCTGGATCATCTGATGTAAGCTTAACAGATATAACTATACCTACATGGAATGCAAACGGCATCCATCTACCCTTATCATCAATCCCTAAAAGTTCAGCTTTTTGTATCTCCACCGTGTGACAGTGGATGTTGCAAGAATGTATCATTGGTTATTTGTTTGGTCTACAGTATAATATACTTAATAAGTTTAAACTTAACAAATTTAATAATATATATTTAGAAACCAATTTTATATTTTTCAACATAGTGTTAACAACCCCCTATTACTTTCTACTGGTATAGACCCCCACTATAGTAGAGAGTGTGATTGACTACTAACCATCAGCTCCCCCACTTACAGTCAGACCGGATAGCCCGGGTAGCAAATTTATCCACATTTAAAATTTAAAACCATGATGTATTTCGTAAAAAACACAGACAGAGGTATCGTAGTAGTAAACCAGAAATTGACTACTAAGGAAGTAACCTTCAAGAACGGTATCAAGCGTACAGTATCCACACAAGCGTCAGACTTGAAGTTCGGATTCTTCGCAGTAGAAAATCCTAGTGAACTAGGGTATGAGAAAGGCGAGAAAG